AGATGAGGACGTACACCGCTTCATGGGCGGTGAGTATGCGGGGATAGCCTTCGATGAGGCCGCCGGGACCGATAAGGAAGAAGGGCTCGCTGAGGGGGTATACACGGGCATTCAAACCCGCCTCCGGCAGCCTGGTATCCATTGGTCGTGTCATACGTGCCTAGAGGTCCTTCCAGACGAATTGATTCCGTCCGACGAGGAGCAGGTATGGACGGATTGCCCATGGTGTAAGGCGCAAGGGACTGTGGCTCCTCGGTATCATATCCTGTTGGGGTTCAACCCTGCGCCTCCGGGGAACTGGCTCTATGATGAATTTCCTGAGCCGAGCACCCAGGACAAGTATCCGGTGTTCACGGAGTACGCGGCGCACTTCAAAGTACCAAGAAAGGACAACATCAAAAACGTTCCCCCTGGCTACTACGCCCGCATTGAAGCGAAATGGGCCGGGAGGACGGATTACATTGCCCGCTATCTCAATGGTGAGCGTGTGCCGCTCGGTCGGTCAACGTGCGTGTTCAACCGCGAGATGCTCTTGAAGGCTCTGGAGGAATGGTCCAAGCCGCCAATCGCTGTGGGGTATCTGGACACGGACAAAGAGACGAAAAAGGTAGTCTTTCGAGCAGACTCAAGCGGACCATTGCGGATATGGGAATGGCCGAAGGCGATGAACAAGGCTCGCTATTGCCTTGGCATGGACGCAGGCAGGGGTTTGCGGGACGGTGATCCGTCGTGCGGAATCGTGGGGTCGCGCGTAAATGGACATATGGTTGCCGAGTGGCATGGGCACCTGAACCCACGGCGTTTTGGTCAGGAGATGGCTCGTCTTGGCCGTTACTACAACGAAGCCTTCATTGTCCCGGAAGTTGAACCATCCTCCGATGGAAGGACGGCGTGCAATTCACTGGAGGAAACGGGGTACTTCAACATCTATCAGCCGTACAACGAAAAGCGTATTCTGGACGTAGAAATGCCGACCTATGGGCTGCCCATGCACCGCGTCCAGAAGGTGCGTGTCATTGGCTATGCTCGTGAAGTGGTTGATGAACACCGATTTCTCATTCCGAGCCGTGAACTCATTCTTGAACTGTTGGGCTTTGTGGAGAAGCCACCGAAGGAAGGTCAGCGAGAGGGCAAGTTGGAGGGGGATGAAGGATTTTGCGACGACAGGAGTATCGCCTACGTTCTCATGCTAGAGGGGTTGTATCGTGAAGGGCTATGGACTCCCCCGCCCGAAGTCGGCGCTGCCCCTCGGTGGATGGTCGAAATGTCCGTAAGAATGCAACCAAGCTCCATAGGGAATCGCTCATGGATGGCCGCCTGAATCGCGGTGTTCTCTGCGCAGTTCTCGTCGCCGTGTTCATCGGACTGGGGGCCGTCTCGGCATATCCTCATCCAGGTCGATTAGACCACAAGGGCTGCCACATTGCGGCACGCACATGGAAAAGCCGAGACGCTCAACGGACCTACAAGAAAGGGACGCGGCATTGCCATAGCGTGAGTGACGGTGTAACGCTCGGAACAGATGACATTCGTGTGCAAGAAGACTAACCGAGGCACGTATGCCGACAGTCGAAACGCAAGAGTATGATGTAAGCGGGCAAGCGCGACAACCGCTTGAGGACCCCGAAAAGCAGCAGAAGGTTGTCTACCCTGACGAGCGGGCCGCGTGGATTATTTCGCTCCTCTATAACTGGGAGGAACGCTTCCACAAAGATACGATGGCGCGGGCCAAGGAATGCTTCAAGCAATTCAATCATCAGCAGTGGCCGGATGATGCTATTCAGTCGCTTCAGGGCGGAGACGATAAGCGCCCAATGCTGACGTTCAATCATATTCGGCCCAAAATCCTCACGCTGTCCGGTGAGGAGCGGCGGAACCGGGAAGATTGGGTTGCCCGACCGCGCGAGGGCTCGGATAACAATGAAGCCGATACCAGGACGGCGCTGCTCAAATATGTGCGAGACATCAACGTCCTTGGCCCTGATGAATCCCGTGCGTTCGAGGATTGTGTGATTGGGGGTTGGGGCGGGATCGTTGGCTCCCTGGTGAGGCGTTATGATGATCCTCACCCCCTCCTGCGCTTAGAATACCGCCCGTGGTATGAATTGCGGTGGGACTGGCGAGCCAAATCACGGAACTGGTCCGATGCGCAATGGATGGCCGTGAGCAGCATGGTCTCCGTGGATCGTCTGGAGGAATTGTTCCCGGATTGGGCCGCAGATGTGCGGGCGGAATTTGTCTCGCTCCTATACGACCCGATTGAACCCGACGTTGAGTACGGAGAGCGTATAGGCGTCACGCATTATACCGATGGGAATATGCGGACGCTCTTGTTCCAAAGCGACCCTGGAGAGATTCGCGCCACGGAGTTTTATTTCAGAACCGTGCGGACGCGCACCATGGTAGCGTACCTGACTCAGGATGGCGTGGAGGAGCGCGAACTTCCAGAGGACCCAAGCGTAGAGATCATGGAAGCGGTCGAAGGGGCCGTCGCAGCAGGTCGTGCCGTGCGCCGCATTGTCAAGGAGCCTGCGATTCGTGGGTGTCTCGTCGTAGGACGGCGCACCCTGGCCGAGTGGTGGTCTCCCTTTGAAGGGAAAGACGCCTTCGGGAGTCCGATCTTCCCGATCTTCATTGCCACGGCGGGCGACACGAATAATTACATCATGGGGCTTGTCGAGCCCATGCTGGACCCCCAAGCGGAAATCAACAAGCGGTGGAGCATGGTGGTGGATAACTACCTCCATATTCCGCGCTCTGGTGGCGTCTTCGAGGATGGGGCCTTTGACAATGAGACGCTGGCGAAACAGCAGATTGGGCAACCAGGGGCATGGGTGAAGCTCCAGAAGAATGCAATCACCCAGGGGCGCTTTAAGTTCCACACCCCTCCCGTGACCGATCAAGCCCTGATGATGCTATTTGAACTGGCTCGCGTGGAACTGGATCAGGTGTCCAATATGCCCCTTGCTCGGATGGGGCAGCCCAGTCAGGAGACCAGCGGGATCGCCATTCGGCAACGGTCCTTGCAGTCGGCGTTGCCCCAGGTGCCGATCTTCGACAACTTCCGCAACATGCAACTCCAGGTGGGGAGATTTGTCAACGCGAATTTGGGGTTGATGTTCCCGGTCCAGAAGACCTTGCGCTTGACGATGCCAAATGGGGAAAGCCGCGAAGTCACGCTCAACGAAATGCAGGCAACGTTAGAGGGGGCGTGGAAAATCGTCAACAACACTTCGGCGGATATGTTCGACATCACGATGGACTTGACGCCAGCCAATACGACGTTCCGAGAAATGCAAGCGCAGAACCTTGCAACCCTTCTCGGCCAGATTGGTCCCATGATTGCTCGCGTGCCCCCGTTCCAGCCGGTCTTCCTGTTGCTGATGCGGAGCCTCGTGAAGTCGCTGGACGGCTTGCCGGATCGGGAACGGATTGTGTCCGTGGTAGACAAGGCCGTGGAGATGTTCACGCCGGAGATGATCGCTGCGCAGTCTGGGCCGTCACCGGAATCCCCCGGAGGTGGAGTCACAGGGACGCCCGCCACGATACCTCCTGGGCCTCCAGGGGCAGTCGGCGCACAGATCGCACAAAACATTCCACCGGGAGCCATGGAATCGATTGCCAATAACCAGGCCGTTCTGGAGCGGATACAATCATTACGAAGCATGATGCCTGCTGGAGCCGTACCGCCAGCCGCACAGGGGATGCCATTTGTTCCCGCCAGTGCGCTACCGACACCCCCATCGAACGCTCCGATTGGGGCACTGTCGTTGCTGGCACAAGCTGCACTACAAGGGAGACAACCGTGAGTGACAACGGCAATCCGAATACGCCCGAGCATCGCGTGAAGGCGCTTCCACAGCGGCGGTGCCCCCACGACGGAACGCTGCTGTTTAAGAGTGACGGGGAATACCTGGAAATTCCGTGTCGGACTTGCCGACGTGCAGGCAGGCACCCGTTAATCGTGTTGCAGTTAAGGGCGGAGCCAGTGAAGGCGGAGCCGGTTAAGGTCGAGTAGTCGTTCGGACATTTTTATAGGAGCCTGGTGTTAGGGCCGTGTGCAATCCGTACACGGCTTTTCTATTGTCGGGGAGACATCATGGGAACAGAGAGAACGTTTTCCGGGTATGACGATTTGCTGCCGAGCGCCTACGATCTGTCGCAGGACTGGAGAAAGATGCCGGTCTTGCCGCCTGCGACGGAGGATGAACTTGTTCCATTCGTATACGCCCCTGGGCGGCAGCCGGATACCCCGCGTATCGTTGCACCGGATGGGTGGATTCAGGAAGTCCGAGATGAGTTGTTACAGGGGCATCGGGCTCAAATCAACGTGAAACTGCACTGGGAGCGCAAGTGTGGGTGTGGAGGGAAGAAGCATCGGATGAATTGTCAACTGCAACGCTTCTGCCAACACCTTGCGTACTCCTTTCTGGAAGAAATGGAACAACGGACACGCAAGAAACTGGCGTTCACGCCCTGTATGCCGAATGAAGGACCGATCATGTTGGATGACAGAGACGGACTCGCCCCCCCGATGCTGCGTTTTGGGCTAGTCCCGCTCTGAGTCGCGTCCCGGCTCACGCGCGAGCCGGATTGCCCGGTAGGGGGCACCCTACCATCTATACCGCCAGCGGTGGGCGCACCGCAAGGAGAGTGTGATGGCAGAGAAAACGGAAGAGCAAGTGGTCGCAGAAAAGTTGCAAGCGCAGTTGAGTGCGGCGGGATTCCAGGACGGCACACCTCCCGACCGGGAGGAAGAGTCGGTCGGGATGCTGGAACCGGCTGCGCCAGCCGCAGAAGCAAAGGAGGAAGAGAAACCCAAGGATGTCCCGAAGACGCCGGAGACTCCCGCAATCAGTGCAGAGGAAATGAAGGCGCTCCGCGATAAGGCCGAGTGGGCCGAGCGGTCGCAACGGGCGCTGGAGACTGAGCGGCGGGAGCGAGAGGACCTGAAGGCGGAAGTGGCACGACTGCGCACGGCCCTTGGGCAACCCACCCAGACGCCACACACACTGACAGCGGATGAACAGAAGGCCGAGGAGATCAGTTTGGCCTGGGGGAAACAGTATCTTCCCCGACTTCTCCAGGACCCGGAAATCGTCAAGGCGATTCCCGAAAACGTCCTTGCGGAGCATCCCGTTGTGAAGAAGCTCGCTATCGGCATGTGGGGGCTCAACGACCAACTGGAGCAGTCGCAGTTTCTTTCGCAATTCGAGTTGAAGGATCGCGCCACCGTGCAAGCCCAAATTATCCCAGTGTTGCGGCAGGCGCGGCAAGCATCCGGCTATACTAAGGGGTATACCGAACTGTTCGAGGACATGAAGGAGGCTCGCAAGCGGACAGCGGATGTCTTCGGGGAGTCTTCCGCACCGCCTTCCAAGCCTTCTCCGGCACCGCCCCCGACGACTCCCACTCCATCGCTCACGATTCCTCCGAGCTTGAGTGGGGTGACGGGGGGACCGGCGACACCAAAAGGGACAAAGGCTCCCCCCATTGATGCGACAACGGCCCGCATGTTGGGCCAAGCGTAGACACGGGAAGGGCAACAGGGTCCTTCCCACATCCAAAAGGAGTACGGCCATGGCTGATACCACAATCGCAACCGACAGTGCCCATGCGGTCAAACGGTGGGATTCCGCGTTTACCATCGAAATGGGCAAAAAGAACTTCTGGGCCGGGGTCTCCGGGAAGGACCCCAATAACATCTGTCAAACCAAGTTGGACCTGACCCGCAATCAGGGGGATCGTGTGCGGCTGGAGCTGTTCCCGAACCTGAGCGGCGCGGGGTTCACCGGAGAGTTGACGAACGTTGAAGGGTCCGAAGAGGAAACCGCTCTGGATTACGACGATGTGACGGTGAACCTCTACGGGAATGCCTGGCGCACCGCTGGGCCGATAACAGAACAGCGGAGCCCCGCCGACCTGCGTGAGCAGGGGAGGAGGGTTTTGTCCGTCTGGGCTGGAGAGCGCGTGGATGCCTTGGGCTTCACGGCTATTGAGTCCTCACCGACGACGTACTGGACCGAGATTGCCGACACGCTCACGAAGAGTGGTTCCACCGGGAGCGTCACGGCCAGCGATCTGATCGAGCCGCATATGGCATCGGCGCTGAAGGCGTCTGCCCACACGCAAGACCCGAAGATCGCTCCCATCAAGCAGGCGGGGAGAGAACTGTACGTGCTCCTGATGCACACGCATTGCGAGTACGACATGAAGAACGACAGCACCTGGCAAGCGTTCCATCGGGACGCGGATGTGCGTGACCCGAAGGACAACTACATTTTCAGAGCCGGGATGGGCAGCATCGACAACGTACTGCTCTACTCGCACGAGAACGTGGCCATTGCCACCGACTGGGGTTCTGGGGGCAACGTGAACGGTGCCTACAACAAGTTTCTGGGGGCGCAGGCGATGGCCTGGGCGTGGGCACGGTATCCGTGGCTCGTGGAGAAGCGATTCCAGTACGGCCTGAAGTGGGGCTGTATGGTCGCCTTCATCACCGGGTTCAAGAAGATTTCCTGGTCCACCGGGGCGCAGGACTTCGGCTTGATCGAGTTGAGGACGGCTCGTAGTAACCTTTCGTGAGACAATTAACCTAACGGATGGCACCGCTCAAAACATCGGGCGGTGCCTCCAGAAATAGCGAGGAGACACATGGCACGAGGAGAGCATCTTGCAGAGATGAACCGCCAGCGGGCCGATGACCGACGCGCGATGCTGGAGTCCGCATTGACCGCTCCAGAACCCGCCACATCGGCACAACCGGCAACAGCCGTGTTGGACCAACCAGAGCCAGCGCAACCGGAGATCACACCGCAGCCCCTCTCCGACCCGCCGAAGATCGTCACGACGGAAGACGAGATTCGGGAGCAAGCGGAGATGGACTTGCTGCGAGCGCAGAACACGGCACTCCTGGAGGAGTTGAAGCAGGCACGGGACGCCCTCAAGTCCAGCGTCACGGAACTCGGTCTGCCCCTCCCCACGTCAAAAGCGCGGGTGAGCAAGGACCTCCCGCCCAACTACGTCGTGTGGCTTGGCACTGAGCCGCTCGGAGACACCGAATTGAGTATGGTCGCCAAGGGGCGTGTGGGGCAACTCACTCACAACGACGTGATTATGAAAACGCCTCAACGTGGGAAGCGCGAGCCGTTTCCGGTGTCTCGGACCACGCACGGGGGGTTGACGGGCGAGTTTATCAACCAGGGGTACACCAAGATCAGATTCGATTCCCGCTGTCCGGCCAATCATCGGTACGCCGGGAAACTCTGGGCGCGAATCGACTGCCCGGAACATGCCGCATGGCTCTTTATCACGGCACCGAACGGGAGGGGGGGAGACATCGACCAGCATCCGCTGTATGCGTTCCGGTTCACGCTGGAGAGTTACAAGAATCGGTACGAATTGCTGAAGCGGACGCACCTTCAGCGGAGACAAGCCGAGTTGTTGGATCAAGAGGACGTGATGAGTGACGCAGTGGACATGCCAGAGGACGTTACGCAAGGCTGGCAGTAAAGGAGGCAGTATGGCCCTGCAATACGATTACCAAGGGGAAGCGCCCACCCCTCCCGCAAAGGACAGCGGTGGGCAAAGCTACAAGAAGACGCGGGCAACATCCACGGAGCAGAGTCAGGCGATTGGCGGGATCAAGGACGCCGAGATCGAAGTCAACGAGTCCGAGGAAAAGCCCGTGACGTATCAGAGCCCGATCATGGAAGTGGGTAGCTAAACACCACACCGGGCGGTTCCACGGGGGGCCGCCCGGACACCACACAGAAAGGAAACGGATCGTGGCAGATACGCGGATTCCAGCGGGACACCCCGTAACGCCTATTCGGTGGCCGAAGAAACCCCAAAAGGAGAAACGCTAATGGCAAAAGGTGCAATGAAGCCCGCAGCCTACGGCAAGGGTGCGATGCCAATGAAGATGCAGGTTGAGACGGAAGGCAAGGAAAAGATGATGCCGGTCAAGATGCCCATGAAGGGCAAGGGCAAGAAGGGGTATTAAGCCTGGAATCCGCTAAAGGAGGCTCGCACCATGGCAAAGAAGGCAGCAAAGGCAGCAACCACTGGACCAGCGGGGGTGACGTATAACCCCCCGCCACCGGAAGTGCGGTTTGAGTTGGAGGATGGGCTTCCCGCGAACTTGCCCAGTGTCGGCAAACAGGTCACCCTCACCGTCTCCGGGGAACTCTGCAAGGTCGCCAAGGATGAGTGGGACAATCGGGATTGCATCACTGTCCGCAGACCCAAGGTGAAACTGACCTCTGGGGGAAAGGGAGAGAAAGCATGAGCCTGCGCGGACTGGAACACGTCATTCGCTCACGGGGGTATCGGATTCTCTACACCACGGGGAAGGCAGACCATCCTGATTTTGACCTGATGGTCGTGGACGCCTTGTTTCCCAATGGCAAAATCAAGGCGACGGTGAGCCAGGAAGTGAAGGCGCGGGGGGCCGTGAGCCGTCAATCCGACCCTGACGACATCAAGGCGGCAATGCTGGCGAAGTTGGAAGAACTCACCCGTCCCGTTCCGCCTCCACCTCCGGTCGATCCGATGCTTGCCGATACGCCGGAGCCGGATATTCCCATCACCACGGAGGAGGAGCCGCTTCCAGAGGCAAAGAAGCGAAAGGGAAAAAAATGAGCCTCCGTGGGTTGGAGACGGCGATTTTCTCCCACGGCTATCAGCCAGTGTGGGGATGGGATAAGGGAGATCACCCCGATTTCGATATGCGCGTGTTAAGGCTGGTGGACAAGGATGGCATCGTTCGGCACACGTTCCGGCTGCCATTCAAGGCGCGGGGCGCACATACCAAGGACGCGAACTATTACGAGTCCTGCAAGCTCGACCTATTCAAGATGGCCGAGCAAGCCACACGCGACGAACCCGTGATCGGTGGTATTCGAGCAAAGGGGTAGGCAGTGGCCCTCCTGACGGCAACACAGATCATCGACGCGGCCATGCAGATGGCGGGGAACACGGGAATCCAAGCGTGGTGCCTCGTCATACTCAACAAGATTCTCCGCGACACCTACCGTTCGCACGAGTGGCCTTTCCTTATCAAGAATAGTGAAAGCCTCTCCACGACGGCCAGCCAAGCCTACACATCGTATGCGGGCATTACCGACTTCTGGCGCGTCAAGATCATGCAAATCAAAGTCTCTACAACGCTCTTTGAACTGACGCCGTTGCGAGGCGGCTTGACTGCATACTATGCCGATACCGGACGCCTCTCTGTCTCTGGGCGTCCCTCCAAGTATGTGGTGGACCGCGCCAATTCCCGCTTCTATTGGGCCGATAGCATCCCAAGTGCCGCCGAGACGATCAGTTTGACGTATCAGGCCGAAGAAGCGGATGTGGCCTTGGGTGACACGCCGAAACTGGTCACGCATTGCAAGAATGGGGAAATGTTCCTCATCGACGCGCTAGGGGTCTATATCCAGGTGCGGATGCGCCGAGGAGACCTGGCCTCGGCAGATGCAGTGGTGGCCAAATTGCGCGAGCATATTCTTCTCAGCGAGCGCATAGACGAAATAGACGCAACCCCGGCAGAGAACTTGAACGATCCCTATGTCTGAGGATAGATGATGCCCGCAGCCGTGCCGTTAGAAATTGCCGATAACTTCCAGGGCGTCAACCGTGCTTTAGACCGGCAGGCCATTGGCCGACGTTACCTCTACACGGCGCAAAACTTCTGCCCCCCGGAGTCAGGGCGTGGCATTGCGGAAACACGCTTGGGGTCCACGCGGTTCAACGCGACGCAATGGACCAACGCCATTGCAGGTCGGGAGGCAATCCGGTTCTATCCCGCCAGCGGGACGCGACGGAAAATTGCGGCCTTCAACGTCACGGGTGGGGATCAAATCGTCTATGGCGATGATTCCGGCGGGACACTGGCGGAACTGACCGGAGTGACGGCCCTGAGCACCAGCAAGCAATGGTTGTTTACGGTGTACGAAAGCGGCCTCTACATGGGGAATGCGACCGAGGCCATTCAAGTCACAACCAATGGGACGACGCGGGCAAACATCGGAGGGGCTCCCGCTCCTCCTGTTGCCTATCCGGGGCCGGTCTACCGGGGGCGACTGACCTTTTTTGGAGATGCCTCACAGCCGAAATACCTCTGGTATACGGATGTTGCTACTGAGAACGTGCAAGCGAACAACTATCGCTTGGTGGAGCACCCGGAGAGCATCACGGCGGCTGCCGTGTATGGGCGTGACGAAGACCGGGGGGTCTTTGGTGACTTGGCAATTTTCACGCCAACCTCGACGTGGATTCAACGCGAAGATTTCGCCTCCACGACTGGCACGTTTGATCGGGCGACGGATCGAATAGGATGCCCCTCGCCACTCAGCCTTGTTGATACACCCTATGGGTTAATGGGATTGGGCCACGACGGGTCTCTCGATTTTATCGTCTTCATTATTCCGATTGGTGGAGGTCGCCCCATCATCGTGTCGGAGCCCATTCGCGGTATAGAATCTCTCCCGTTGAACTACCGCAACCGTGCGTGCGCCACATATCATAAGGGCTTCTATAAGGTGTCATTTGTCCCCGCGAATGCCTCTACACCGTCCCGGCAGTGGTGGGCAGACCTACGCGGATTCTCTCCGACCAAGGCGAATTTCGGCATCGAATGGTGGGGGCCGATGATCGGGCAAACCATCGGAGCCTTTGCCGTGGAGGATCAGGACCCGGATGATGGGGATTTGTGGGGGGTGGATGGGAACGCGGGGTATTTGGATAATCTCAATGTCGCGGATACCTATGACGACTATGGGACGGATTATACCGCGATCCTGAGCACGAAGTCGTTGGACGGGGGAGACCCGCTGCACGTCAAGGTGATTGATGGATTTATCATTGGGGCAAAAGCCACCTCCACAGAAAATGTCAGTGTGAAAGTCGATGTGGATGAAGGGGCCACAGTTGAGTATGAGACGGTTACTATGACAGTGAGTGCTCCAGTCGTTGCGGATACAACGTTGGTCGCTGATACGACCATAGTGGGGGGGGTGCGTTTCAAGGAATACCCGCAATATCTGGCATCTCCCCTGAT